TCTTGAGGCAAGATTATCCTCCGTGTTTCTCAGACAAATATAGAAACAATTTTGAAGATCGTATGATCTACGTCCTGAAAGATCCGAGAAGAAATAGCTTTGGTAGAGAAATAGAATACAAGATCGCATCGCTCGATGAACTCAGAGCAGCATTCGGATAGATGGTCTCGTCAAAAATTTCTCGATGGGACCCTGGGATTTGCTAATGGAATGCGGGTAATTGGCGACCGCATGCTGTCGCTCTTTCCAAAAATTTTTTCTGGCATTCATCATCAGCACCCCGCCAGTCACCCCAAGTTCGATCTAGAATCTTGCAGAGCCGTGAAGCCCAATATTTTCAGGAGATTTCTGGAAGTTTGGAGCAAACATGACGAGGAAAAAATCTGACAGCACAGTGCTGAAATCCGGTGACGAAATGTCGGAGCTGATCAGCACTGAACCGCTAGAACGTAACATTTCAGCATCCCGACGTTCAGCGTCTCGCGACCGACTGGTTTCCCTGAAAGAGCTGGCCTCTATTCTCGACCGCGACCGAAACACAATTTCAAAATGGTTGGACAATGGACTGCCTTACGTTGACAAAGCTGACCGGGATCTGGGCAAGGCTTGGTCATTTGACACGGCCGAAGTCGTCCGCTGGCTTGAGAAGCGCGCCGCCGACACCGCTGCCGAGAAGCTGGGTGCATCTGGCCTCGACGGCAAAACTTCAGAAGATGAAGCTAAGCGACGCCGAGCTGTAGCCGCTGCCATCATTACCGAACTTGAAGCAGCTGAAGCGGTGAAAACGGTCGTGCGAGTGTCTCACGTCGTTGACCGTATATCTGCAGATTACTCGGAAATTCGCAGCCGTTTGATGTCCCTGCCTGACGCCATCGCGGGTCGTGTTGAAGCCAGTGTTGCTCAAAAAGTAAGAGAAGTCGCGGACAAACAAGTCCGTTCTGCCCTCAAATCTCTTCGCGTCGACAAAGATTTTCAGCACGCTGAAAGGTGATTGGAATGCTGGATGAAGCGCTATTTGATCAACTAGATCTCTCTGAAGGTGCCATCATTTTCGATGATGCAATGGACAACCTGCGCGATGATACGCTTCAAATACCGCCGTTCTTAGATCCAATTAAGTGGATTTATGAAAACATAGAATTGCCGAAGCAAATCAGTTTTGCACCCGGCAACATGATGTTGAATGGTTTCCAAAGGCCTGTTGCGCTCGATGCCCTCGACCCAGAGGTCGACCAGATCACGGTGCTCAAGGGAGTACAAGTAGGGTGGTCTAGCTTTCTGAAAGCGATGCTTTTTTACGGCATCAGCTACCTCGCGCTGAAAGCTATCTTAACCCAGCCCACGGATGACGACGCAAAGGGCTACTATAAAGATCAGATCGAACCACATTTTTCGGACGTCCTCGCAAGTATACGTCGCACACCTGGTCGCGGTGAGGTGCAGGACACCTGGGATGAACACCGCTTTAACAACGGCGCGCAGCTCTATTTCCGTGGTGCCGCTTCTGACGACGCATTCCGACGCATATCAGCTCAGTGGATGATGGCCGACGAGGTCGACGCCGAGGCTTGGCAATCCAAAGGCGAAAAATCTCAGGCAGACAAGCTGGCCCTGTACCGCGACCGTGGAACGGCCTTCATCGATTCAAAGCTCTGGGTTGGCAGCACCCCTCTCTCTCGCGATACCTCCCTCGTGTGGCGAGAATGGTGCCTGTCGGATCAGCGCCGCCTTCACGTTGCTTGTCCGCATTGCGGCACCCAGCAATATCTAAAGTGGGGAACGGCGAAAACCGACTATGGCTTCCGCTGGAAAACGAATGAACACGGGCATGTCGTGGAAGCTTGGTATCAGTGCGAGGCCGAAGGCTGTCGCATCGACGAACATCACAAAGAAGACATGGTCGAAAGCGGGGAGTTCATTCCTACTGCGATCCCTAACCGTCCTGGTCATCGCGGCTATCATTGGCCAGCATGGCATTCATCAGCACCGGGCGCAAAATGGATCACGCTTGCTCAGCAATGGCTAGACGCCCAGGGCGACACCGAGCTTCTGAAGCGATTCATTAACAACGTGCTCGCGGAGCCTTGGGATGATCTCGGCGGCGAAGCCATAGACACAGACAGCCTGAAATCTCTCCGCATTCCATATCGTGCGGAGGTGCCGGACGACGTCGTCGTTCTGACGTTGGGCGGTGACACTCAGACAAATAAGGAGGGCCTTAAAGGAGGCAACCATGACCAGATCGCATCGCGAGAGGTGTCCGTTGTAGGGTGGAATAAAAAGAGGATGCCACGGCTAATCATGCACAAGGTCATCGTCGGCGAGCCAGGTGATGCGGATGCGGACGCTGAACTGGACGAGATTATCAACCGCCGTTTTAAAAAAGCAGACGGCACAGAAATGAAGATTTCGGCATCTGCTATCGATTTGGGCGGCACGTATGGTGACCAGACAAAGGCCTTTGCAAAGTCGAGAGCATCGAAGCGTGTTTGGGCCATCAAGGGAAATAATATCGCGAAGGGCAAGCGCTCATCATCTGTATGGCCTCGAAAAGTATCCCGTTCTACGCGCAATGGCAGCTCATGGTACATGGTCGACACGCAGCTGGCGAAAGACGCCATCGGCCGCATGTTAGCTATTCGTGGTCCAGGTGCGGCGACATTCCCCTCCTACCTCCCAGACACTTACTTTGACGGCTTGTCTGCCGAAAAGTTGCATATCGACAAAAAAGGTCTCCGTCATTGGCAACGCAAGAAATCCAGTCAAACTGGTGAAGAATGGGACTGTCTTGTATACGCCTACGCCGCTCTTTGCGGTCTTCAAGCATCGGTGCGCGAATATCGCGACTTGAATCTTGCAGCGCGCAGGCTCGGTATTGAAGACGCGCTACCCCCGCATGATCCGGAAACGGGCGAGCTGTTGGATGACGCGCCTGATGATTTATCCACAGGTTCTAAATTATTGAGAACAAAAGATAATCATTCAGAGAACAAACCGCATCGGCATGGTGCCGAGGTGAGCAAGGAAGAGGTGCCAGTGGTGGCCCCGAAACCTGTTGCCAAGCGGAAAAAGCATAAAGGCGGTCGTGTCGTTTCGGCTCGCCGCTGGTAATTTGTTTGGAGAATTTGGACGATGAATTTTTTTAGGTATTGGACGCGTGAGCAGTGCATGGAAGCCTCGCTCGCTCTTACTGAAGGCCTCGCATCTGGTGCTAGCTCGATATCTTATCCTGCCGGAGGATCGCTTTCCTACACGTCCTTCGAGAACGCCGCCAAGCTTTTGAAAATGTTACATGATCGAATCGACGAGTTGGATGGAAAGAAGCCGAAGCGCGCTGTGAAGGTGTTGCCGTTCGTTGTTAAGAGGGGCTACTGATATGTCCCAGCCAGCCGAAGTTCGCACACAGAAGCCAAAATCTCGCCGTATCAGCACGCAGATCCGCAGTGTCAGATCATCCATTTTTTCCAATATTTTCAAGAGTGCCAAGCACTTCTTTGAAGCCGCTAGCAATTCGAAAACCATCGAACAATCCGTTGACGTTGGCCCCAACGGTTACAACGCCGAGATCGAGAGGGTCCGCCGCCGTAGTCGTTGGATGTATGCCAACGATTCATTTTACAGACAGGCATGTCGCCAGGTCGCAAACAATGTCGTGCACTACGGCATCAAGCCAGTCGTAAAAGACAAGGCGCTTTTGAAGCTCTGGAACAGATGGCAGAAAGAAGCTGACGTCCGTGGCCGGATGGATTTCTATGGCCTTCAATATGTAGCTGGTTTCGTCATACCGAGGGACGGAGAAGCCATCGTACGGTTCCGTGAGCGTCGGCCTGGTGACATGCGCAGCGGCATAAATTTCCAGCTGCAGATGTTGGAAGCCGACCACCTGCCGCTCGACTACACACAGCAAGCTCCGAACGGAAACTGGATTGTGAGCGGTGTCGAGCGCGACGTTATCGAGCGCCCCTCAGGCTACTGGCTATACGATTTTCACCCCAAAGATTGGCAAGGTACAGGTCAGCAGTCGCTCATTCCGAAGCGCGTGTCGGCCGAAGATATTCTGCACATTTATATGCCCGAGCGCCTGTCTGATAGCCGTGGCTATCCTTGGGGAGCCAGTGCGCTAAACATCACTGAGCGCATCCGAACTAGCGATGAAGCTCAAGTCGAGAAGCAGCTCACGCAAGCGGGTTTCGCTGGCGCATTCAAGAAGCCTCGTCTGTCAACCGATGAACCCTTTGAGGAATTTGAGGGTGAAACTGACGAGAATGGCAACGACTTTGTAGCTGTCGAGCGCGGATCGTTCGCCGTCGTGCCTGAAGATTGGGATGTCGAATTTGCGCCCCAGACCCAATCAGACGCTAACTACGGCACCTTCCGTCGTGAACACCTCAGCGGCCTCGCAGTTGCCATGGGCCTTGCTGTCGAGCATATCACTATGAATTTCGAAAAGCTCAATGACCGCACTTATCGCGCCGTCATGCTCGAAGCCCAACGCTTTATCGAAAGCATTCAATATCACCTTTTCGTCAACCAGTTTTGCAAGCCAGTTTGGCGTCGTTTCCTGTCATATGCCGTCCTTCATGGTCTGTGGTCTGTGCCAGAAAATCAGGACATTGAGGATCTTTATGATATTGAATGGATGGCCCCAGCTCGCGGGCATATCCATCCGCTTCAGGAGATCACCGCATTCCGTGAGGCGGTTGCATCGGGCTTCACATCTCGTAAACGTGTGGCGGCATCTTTTGGCGAAGACATCGAAGATATAGATTCCGAAAACGCCGAGGATCAG